GGCAGTGCAACGCAGACCACAGGTGCAGTGGTTTCATTTAACACTTCTAACTCTGTGCTGTTACCAGTTGGTAACTCTGCTCAACGACCCACTGGTGTCACAGGTATGGTGCGTTTCAACACCACCTTGGATAGTTTGGAATTCTACGACGCAGATGGATGGATTTCAGCTGGTACTGTGTTTACTGTCATCGACAGTCAAGTGTTCAATGGTGACGGATCAACCGTGGCCTTTACCCTGGACACAGACCAAACCACAGACTCATGTATTGTGTCAATCAACGGTGTGTTACAGATTCCTGTGGTAGCGTATGCTGTTGCTGGGACCATACTGACATTCACTGAAGCTCCACTAAGTCAAGACGTGATTGAAGTTCGTAAGATTACCACAACAGTCACAGTCAAAGCTATTTCTAACTCCACAGGCAACGCTGTTGTTGAAGTTGAGGATACCAGCTCCAACGTTTACATCACTGGTAATCTTGTACCAATAGCAAACAGTGCTCAGGATCTTGGCAGCGCAACCCTGCGTTGGAAAGATGGCTATTTCAGCGGTAATTCGATTACCTTGGGCAACATTGTTCTCAAGAACACATCAGGCAACACTCTAGCGTTCTTTGGTCCGGATGGAACAACACCAGGTACACTGAGTTCCAACAACGTGGATACAACAAGCATTGCCAATGGCAACGCCAGTGTACAAACACTAAGCTCATCTGGCAACGTGGTGGTCAGTGCTGGTGGATCAGCCAATGTACTTACAGTGTCCAGTAGCGGAATTTCTGTAGCTGGCAATATCAATGTGTCTGGTAACATTATTGCTCCTCAGATATTGGCAGTACAAAGTCCGTTGCTGTATCTGCAGGACGATGCTCCATTCCCCTACAACTTTGACATTGGCTTCTTCTCCAACTTCACCGGTGGACCAGGCAACACTTTCCAAAACACTGGTGTGGTGCGAGACTTTGCTGACAACGAGTGGAAATTCTTCTCCAACGTGGCAACACCTGTGGGCAACACAGTCACGTTTGACGCCAACACAACCTATGACACAGTGGCCATGGGCCAGCTTCGAGTCAACCTAATGGGCAACGCCACTGCCATCGTCAACGGCAGTTCCAACGGTGTGGGCAACATTGGTAGTGCAACCTCAGTTTTCAACACAGCATTTATCAAGGCCACATCAGCACAATACGCTGACTTGGCAGAAAACTACGAAGCCGATGCCATGTATGAACCTGGCACAGTGGTATGTTTTGGCGGTGCCAAAGAAGTCACTGTGTGCGACGTAGCAGACTCAACTCGTGTGGCTGGTGTGATATCAACCAACCCCAGCTATTTGATGAATTCAGGACAAACAGGTGATCATGTGGCTGCCGTGGCTCTGCAAGGTCGTGTGCCTACCAAGGTAACAGGACAGATCCGCAAGGGCGACTTAATTGTGTCAGCTGGCGACGGACGAGGTCGTGCCAACAACGATGCTCGTGCAGGTACCATAATTGGTAAAGCCCTGGCAGACTTTGACGGTCAAGACGGTGTGATTGAGGTCGTTGTAGGACGAGTTTAATCCAGTTGTATGCGTCACAAAATAGGGCTACTCGTGGCCCTATTTTTTTCCATAAATATTGGGTAAACTAAGGCAACAAATGGGATTAACTAGACCTCGTGCATATCAGATCTTTGACATTGACTACAAACAGTCAGTCAGAGTAATAACCCTCTCCAACGTCACACTGTCAGGCGGTGCGCCCACAGTGGTAGACAGCGTGACCTTGAGCACAGGCGATCGTGTGTTGGTGGCTGGACAAAACACAGGTTCACAGAACGGGCTTTATCAAGTCAGTGTGCTGGGCACAGGATCCAACGGCACTTGGATTAGATCAGTGGATGGCAATCAAACTGGCGAAATAGACGCTGGTATGATTGTCATGGTCACCGAAGGTGACATCTACAAAGACACCCAGTGGAAACTCACAACCAATGATCCCATAGTAATAGGCACCACTGCGCTGACCTTTGAGCAGAATTCTGCATTTGCATTTGGCAACATCTTTGCCAACGGCACTGCGGTGCTGGCAGACATTGTGGGTGATACAGTTACATTCACGCCTGGCAACAATTTTACGATCACTGGCAATGCCACGTCTGACACCGTAACTTTTGCGGTAAGCGATAGTCCCACATTCACTGGCAATGTTTCTGGCAGCAACATCAGCACCGCTGGACAAGTCACAGCCACAGGCAGCATCACCGGTGGTAACTTAATCACAGCAGGCCTAGGATCGTTTGGAACCACAGTCTCTGCCACTGGCAACATCACGGGCGGAAACATAGTATCCAATGCCAGAATTGATGGCAGCAACTTATATCTTTCGTCGTTGACAGCAAACCGTGTGGTATTTGCCAACACAGCAGGTCAACTAATCAACAGTCAAAATTTTACATTTGATGGGGTCACAGCCAGCATACAAGGCGCATTGATTGTTGACAATGTTGAAATCAACAACAATAGTGTTTCTTCAACTGCGGGTAATCTTTTACTTGAAGCTCCTTCGGGATCTTTTGTATCTATACCTGGAAATCTTTTAATATCTGGACCCATAACAGGAAATCTTCTTCCTTCGGCCAACATCACATACAATCTTGGATCGCCCACACAACGCTGGAACGAAATATTTTTAGCAGCCAATACTATCGACATTGGTGGTGCCACAATCTCCGCAAATATTGAAACTGGTAGCCTAATTCTTAAAGGCCCTGACGGAGCCGAGTTTGTATTAACAGGGTCTAGTCCCACTGACTCTTTTGGTATATTTGGTGTTGTTGAAGCTGGTAACTCCAGTCCAGCAACATCAACAACAACTGGTGCATTAAGAGTCACCGGTGGTGCTGGTATAGGTGGCAATATCTACGCTGGTGGAAATATCAACGGCCCCAATCTTGTTGCTGTGTCGTCGGGTATTGTGGATGGCGGAACACTACGAGGTACCTTGTTGCTATCATCAGGGAATGTTCTAGCCAACAATCTCAATGCCAATCTTGGCGTATTCTCTACAACAATACAAGCCACTGGCAACGCCACGGTGGGTAACTTATCCACTGCTGGTCAAATTACAGTCACCGGTAACATTACCGGTGGAAATTTAATTGCCAACGCTCAAGTGATCGCCACGGGCAATGTCAACGGCAGTAATTTAGTCACTGTAGGCATAGTTAACAGCACAGGCAATCTACAAACAGCCGCGCAAATTGTAAGCACTGTGCAAGATCCTACACCTCCGTTGGCTGTGAACTCGTCGGTCACAGTCAACAATCTCAGTGTGCAATATCTTGACGGATATCAACGATCAACTGTGGCTGTGCCATTGTCAATCACGGCTCGAGACACCAACTCTAACGTAGCGGCCAACAGTGTAAGCGTGGCAGAGAGAGTATTCCTAACATCAAACTCTGCTGCCAATATACATTTTGCCAATGCATCGGCTATAACTTTTAATACCAATGGTGCGTCAGAAGGAGTCATTGTTTCTGGTAATAATTTATCAGCAGTGGGCAACTTACTTTCCAATGGAATGGTTGCATCTGGTAATATTTCTGCAAATTACTTCCTTGGCAATGTGGCCTGTGCTTCGGGTATCTTTACCACTAAAATATTCAGTGGTAACAGTGAAGTCAATGTTGCATCTGCAGGTGGCAATGTCACTGTTTCCATTGGCGGGTCGCCAAACATAGCAACATTTGTGCCTGGAGGTCTGAGCGTGCCAGGTACTGTGTCATCAGGCAATCTCATTGCGGCCAATCTTGTGCAAGCCACAACAGGCACCATCACAGGTAATCTATCAGTGCTGGGAAATCTGCTGGTTTCTGGCAACGTGTCCTATCAAAATCAAAGTGATTTGATAATATCTGACCCCACAATTGAATTGGGAAGTCCAGCCAACGATGCACCACTGACCAGCAATGATGGATTCAGCCGCGGCCTAAAACTGCACTACTATACCACGCAGGACGAACATGGTTTTATTGGATTAGCTGGTCCAAATTATGACTACTATCAATTTCTAATAGATTCTACCGAAACCAACAGCACTTTTACAGGTACCTATGCAAATGTAAGCATGGGCAACTTGACAGCCACAGGAATATCTGCCAATGCGGCCATAGTTGCCACAGGCAATGTCACAGGGGGCAATCTTACAACTGCTGGCCAGGTAGTAGCCGTAGGCAATATTTCTGGAAACTACTTCATTGGCAACGGTTACAACCTTACAGATGTAACCACAACAGCTATCTCTGTAGGGAATGTCAGTTTAAGCGCCAACGCCACTGCACTGACGTTCAGCGTGGCGGGCAACACTATTGCCACAGTGACATCTCAAGGCCTAATCATGGGCGCACCCATATCCATGGGCGGCAGAAAAATCACCGGCCTAGCCAGTCCAGATGCCGACGGTGACGCCTCAAACAAAGGCTATGTAGACGGTGCAGCCGGAACTAGCAATTTCCCCGTCGGAGATTACGGAGATTTGGGCACAGCAGCCACAGATTCTTTTGGTATTCCTATTGCTCCCCTGACCACCTGGGACAACGAAGATCCTTACGGTAGTTTAGAAACCACGGATCTAGGAGTGCTTACTTAGACCATAAATATGCTAGAGGAATAAAGAATGCCAACCCAAGTACAGTTTAGACGCGGTAGTGCCAGCCAAAATAACTCCTTTACCGGAGCACAGGGCGAACTAACCATTGATACCACAAATTATACCATACGTGTGCAAGATGGTGCCACTGCAGGCGGATGGCCCACGGTTGGACTTACACAAACACAAACTTTAACAAACAAAACACTGAGCAGTGCTGTACTCACAGGTACACTGACAGCTGGTGGCGCCGCTGGCAATTCAGGACAATATCTAGAATCAACTGGCAGTGGAGTACGCTGGAGCTCAGTGGATTCAACTACTATTGCCAACGGAAATTCTAGTATTTCTTGTATTGCATCTGGTGGTAATGTAAGAGGAAACATTGGCGGTGCTACTGTTTCAACTTTGTATTCAGGTGGTCTTGCAGTCACTGGTAAATTGCATCGCACAGGTGATGGCAGTGCGCCTAGTATTGCTACCAGCGGTATTGGAATCGTATCAGATGCATCAACATTTACAGATACTACCAGTTTTGGTACAGTAGCGACTGTGGCTATACATGCCATACAACAACCAACTTTGGCTGCTAGTGCAGCCACAACCTGGACCAATGCCGCAACATTTTACATTGCCAATGCAGTAGTTGGTGGGTCAAATGCAACTTTGTCCAATCGTTATGCTCTTTACGTAGCTGCCGGTGCGTCAGGATTTGGTGGCGACATTTTAAATTTACAGGCCAATGGCACAGGCAACATTGGATCAGCCTCTACATATTTTAACACTGCTCACGTCAAAGCCACATCGGCTCAATATGCTGACGTTGCAGAACGCTATCTAGCCGATGCTGATTATCCTGTGGGCACAGTGCTGGTCATTGGCGGAGACAACGAAGTCACACAAAGCAACACAGCGGGTCAAACTTCAATTGCTGGCACAGTATCAGAGAATCCCGGAGTACTGATGAATCGTGGACTAGAAGGTGAACATGTGGCGGCAGTAGCATTACTGGGTCGTGTACCTTGCCGTGTGGTTGGAGTAATAAACAAAGGAGACTTGTTAATGAGTAGCAAGATTCCTGGAGTGGCATGTAAACTAACAAACTACATGCCGGGGTGCGTGATAGGCAAAGCATTAGAAAATCACACTGTAGAAACACAAGGTACCATTGAAATCATGGTAGGAAGATTATGATCAACAAAGAACGATATAGAGCAGACTACACTGGAGAATTTGTCATTACAAAGATTCTCTATAGAGATGGTCAAAAACTCACCGAAAGAGAGTACATTGAAAATCCCATAACCAATCAACACATTTCTGGTCGCGCAGTAATCATCAGCAACGGTCATAGTCTTCGTGATGATGTAGTAACTGTATTGCGTAACCATGGTGGCGGGTTGCTAGGTCAAAAGAAATTACAGACCTATGGTTGTGATGGCACATGGAAAAAAATACAGTTGGACTTTTGTATTGAACACGACATTTCAACGCTCAATGAAATTGTTAACGCCAACTATCATGAAAATTCTGTAGTATACACACTGACCACAAACTGTTTGAGGATGCCGGGACAATTTTATCTTGTTCCATATTCTGTTAGACTGGTGCCGCCGGCACAGGCCGCATATCTTGCCGCGTTTGATGGACACAAAGAAGTGTTTTTGTTAGGAGTGGACGGCACTACGTCAGAGCATCACATTGATCACAAACACTTGATTGACATCAAACAAGTGCTAGAAGCCTATCCTAACACTAAGTTTTATTTTGTTACGGATCATGCTGATCCATGGCCACAATGGAGATCGTTTAAAAACGTAGAAGTGTTAAACTACAAACAGTTTATACTTCACTGTGATGTCTGATACTGTTGTTGAACAGTTGACATTTTTTGTTTAACTTCGTCAAAGTTCACAGTAGACCATAGGCCTGGATGTAATGGTCTTGGCCATGTGTTGGAGTCAATCCATGCCCAACCTTGATGTTCTTCATTGAGAATGGGAGTGAACTCTCCAGCAACACTGCAAAAGAATGTGTGATAACAGAAGTTACCATCAGGGCTAGTAAACTTTTCAATGGGCACTAGTTTGATTTCTTCAGGCCAAAACCCTAGCTCTTCAATGCATTCACGCTGTATGGTGTCCATCAGTGTTTCGTCTCTGCAACTTTTACCACCAGGTAATCCCCAAGTTCCAGGATGCCGATCGTCATTGCGCAACAGATACAAATATCTGTCAGTGGATATGCTATAAAACCAAACTCCTACAGCGTTCAAAGTACCAAACTCCATTCTCCTTCAGGATATAATCCTTCGTAACTCTTGAGCCACATATTGTCTGCCCACCGATACTGTATGCCAGTTGTGATGTTTGTAACATATTGCACATCACTGAGATTGGTGTGCAAGAACGCAATATTCCATTTTTCACCATCATACTCAATGATGTCATTGGCAGTGGCGTATAGAACTTCGCCGTTGCTGCCAGTCCAGGCCGGAGCGCCAGCAGAATAATCAGCAGTACCAGTGTCGCCAACTAGAAGGTAACGTTGTCCGGCCGTTGCAACAGGGAGACCTGCTCCTGGGCCATTGCGTTGAGGATCTACGATAGCATTCACTGGTTGTAAAGTATTTTGTGGAATAGTATCTTCGTCCACGGTAAACAGTAAAAATCTGTCGTCAGAAGGATGATACGCCACTGTACCTACTATTATAGTACCATCGTAGGGATTGTCAAGTCTGATCTGACTGATACCGTTTTGTAAATCGCCAAACAAGTTTGTCACTGTGTGCCACATCACATTACTGGGTGGGCTGGTGTCAGGATTGATTGTTCCTGCGCCAGGTACCACAGCACTGGGCTCTAACACTTGCAGTTGATTTCCAATCAGCAATACTTGATAGTTATAGGGTGTGAACTTTTGTCTAGTGCCCAACAATAAATCACTGTTGTTTACAGACTCATTTAAATCACCCTGTGCATCGTACATTGAAGCAATGATTTTTTGTACCACACCTAGTTTTTTAACTTTGGCTGGTGGCGATATCCAAATGGGCAAAGTAAAGGTCAACGAAGCAATGTCAATGGGGTCTTCTGTGCCTTGCGGAATGGTTCGAGAACTCCAGGTCACTGTTTCAAGTTCGCACACACTCAAACTAGTCCAGTCCAAGTAGTTGTCTGTGCTTTGTATTTCCAGCGCAGGATTAAACAGTGTGAGTATCTGCTCAAGGATTTGGAACTTTTGGTTGGTGTTAGAAGTCCATAGATCCAACCGTATACCTAGATTAAACGGCACAGGCATCAAGCGTTCAATGGTAAACGCATTGCCTTGTGTGGTTTCGTAGGTCTGTGTATCGGCATCCCAATACCTTTGTCGCACATTGGTCTTGTCAACAAAATATGGTTCTTGCACACGGTCTCGTGCATATTGCAACTCAGTGATATAAAAAGTCATCAATGGAGTTGACGGCAAACTGTTGGCAGAGTTGTTTTGCAACACTGTCTGAGCCTGACGACTGGCATCACCATATCGAATAGGAACTCGTATCAGCCCCTTGACTCCTTCATCGTTGCGACCATATTCAACTTGAAAGTTGCTGAAGATTCGTGTGAACTGTAATAAAAAACGTCTTATCTGTTCATCATAAAAAAATTGTTGCATTAGTTATCTGCCTCAGGTTTGAGAATGTTACTGAGACCTTGTCGTTGTGGAATTGGTCCACGGTCTGCTGTTGGTGTGGTAGCAGTATTGTTGACAAAACTACTACGCAGTGTCTTGTTATCTGGGCCCGGTGTGAGATTTGTACGCACTGCGTCTTCAATCTTGACCCATCGTCTTCCTGAAAAACGGAATAGTCTATTTGGGAAATAATCTAAACGCAACGCATAGTCACCTTCCTGAGCATTGATCGGGAACGAAATACCAGGAGTAACAGGCAAGCCATTGGGTGCAATACCGTCGCCGGACAAGTAACCAGCAGTGTAGCCGTCGCCACGCGGAGTAACTGCAATGGCATCTGCGTTGACATTGGTTGAATCCACGGAAACCAATGTATAATCCACAGTGGGGTTGGATGCTGGGTCCGCCGGTGATCCGTCTGCGTTGGTAGGAACAATGTAAAACTTAACAGCATCGTACCCAGACTTGGGAACTTCAAACTCGGCCTGTGTCAATATAGCATCATTGAGCTCGTAGTCTTTCTTGCGTGTGCCAATGCTTTCTTGTACGGTAGCAGGTGTATAAACTTCCCACAGCGGATCTGTTATAGGTGTCCCCACTGGCACAGGATTTTTGGCCTTGTAGTAAGTGTCACCGTCTAGTACAATACTGCCACTTGGGTAATAGTTGCCCGGGTCCCAAATATTGTCCTGCGCAAAGGGTTTGTTCAATATATCATTGTACTCTTGTGCGCCAACCAACGGAGTGGCCTTTACTCGCCATAAGTGTGGCAACCATGTGGCACTGAAACCTTCAGATGCAAATGCGGTGTCCTGTATAACATAATACTTGGGCAATGCTCTGGGCAATGCTTCATTTAGAGGATTGTAATCTTTTAAATTTGGAAACTCCAGTACATCACCTGACATGAGCTTGCGACCCATGATATCAATCATGTCATTGTAGTGAAATGTAATAAACAGTGTGTCGTTGTTTAAAAATAAACCAAACTGAGTTAGGTCAAAATCAATGTCTTGCTGATTGTATACACCGCGCATGACATAGACATCTTGACTGTAGGCACGATCTCTGTTTTCAATCAACAACAGATCTTCAACAAACAACGGATTTTCATAACTATATGCTGGTTGTGTGGCATCTTGTGTGCCACCTGTTTGAGAACTAGAATCATCGCCGTGCGGTTTTGGTCCTAGGTACTTGTGGACGTAAATATCTAGTCCGCCGACTGTGTACATTTCGGCTATAGTACGGTCCAAAAACTTATAATCGTTTTGTCGATTTGGGCGATAAAGACTTAATCTAGGCATAGTACAGTATTTATGGGTAGGTTGACCTGAAAATCCAAATGTGCTAAAATACTACATTATCATCATGGAGCCGCTATGAAATCAGCCACTGCACTCAAACCCGCTAAACCCTTGAATATCCGCGCCGCAGACACCAAATACCTGGGCGATGAGCCTGCTTGGAAGTTCCAGCCCGAAGCAGAACGACGTGTTGGACAGTTGAGCAATGCATTCAACTGGTACAACTATTATTTGGGCAAAAAAGAAGTCAAGGAGTTTGTGGTAGATTGGCTAGATCGCCACGAGGACAAAAATGCCAAAGCATTCCGCGGCATACCAGAACAAGGTATTTCCAGCACCATTGGTTGGCTGTGCCGTATGAATACCATGGGCCTAGAGCTCAATGAACACGAACTATTGCACATTGAGAATCATGTGGCTGAGTTACTGAACAAGCACAAGCCTGCTAAAAAACTATCGGAAAAAGCACAGGCATCTGCTGATGCCAAGGCCGAACAGCAGGCCGAAACTGCTCGTGTTACCATTCAAGATCGTTTGCGTGAAAAGATTTCAGAATGTGCTGGAGAAATCGAAGGTATGTTTGACGACTTTATTTTGGCTGGTGCCAAAATGAATGCAGACTACAAGCCCATCACTTTGCTTCGTGGCATGAATGTTGCACCTCAAATGGTAAGCACCATTGTTGATCATTGGAAAAAGCGTGTGGACGAAATCGAACAAGTCATTGAAGGCAAAGACGCTCAACTAGTAGAAGGGTACAGCCCGTGGACCAAAACACAGCTCAAAAACTTCCTAAAGTTCAGCGAGCAGGTCATTGCTGATTGCAATAACTATGTGCAAATCAAGAAAGTAGAACGCAAGCCTCGTGCTAAAAAAGCAGTGAGCCCTGAAAAACAAGCCAGCAAGTTCAAGTTCCTCAAAGACTTTCCAGAACTCAAACTTACATCCGAAGCACCTACCAAACTTGTGGGTGCCAGCGAAGCCTGGTTGTATGATACCAAAAAACGCAAGCTAATCCACGTGGTAGCAGATCAGCACTTGGGCTCGTTTTCCGTCAAAGGATCTAGCATTGTGGGCTTTGACACCGGCGGAACCAACCAAAAAACCCTGCGCAAACCCGCAGAGCAGATCAAAGCACTGTTGGCCGGTGGTAAACCTGCACAGCGCAAGTATTTCAAGGACATCAAAGCCACAGAAGTCAAGTTCAACGGTCGTGGCAATGAGAACTTGATCATCCTTAAAGCCTGGTAAATACTGGGAACAGGAGTTCCCAATGCCGGATCAAAACGAATCAACACTAGATACCCTTAAACAAAATCTCATAGAATATGTACGCTTGACCTTGGGTGATCAGATCGTTGATCTTGAACTGGATCCAGCGCATTATGAAGCGGCATATCAGCGTACCATGGGAGTTTATCGTCAGCGAGCACAAAACGCCTACGAAGAATGTTACATATTCTTGACACTGATAGAAGACCTAAACATCTATACCTTGCCGCAAGAAGTACAGAGTGTGAGACAGGTGTTTAGAAGAACCATTGGTAACTCAACAGGCCCTTATTCATCTAGCTTTGACCCTTTTAGTTCTGCTACGTTGAACACT